CAGATGGCCTGCCGGATGTCCCTGCCGTCGAGCAGGATGAACATGTACGCCTTGTACTCCGACTTGACCGCCTCCTCGGCGAACGCCTTGCGATCCCAGCCCTGCGGGAGCCGCGCCTTGATGGACTCGAAGTCGGCGAACGCGGCGGTCATGATCTCCGAGCCGTGAGTCTGGAGGCGGTCGCCCACCTCGGCGATCCACGGCCAGAACTCCTCGGGAACGCCGCGCTGGACGTCCTCGATCATGTCGCCGTCGCCCAGCCGCTCCCACACCGCGCGCTCGTTCATGCCGGTGATGATGCGGTGCAGGGCCACGTAGTCGTCCTGCTTGATCTTCACCCGCAGGTCGCGGTTGGGGCCGTCCATGTAGCGAACGACGATGCCCTCGGCATTCGGGCGCGGCGTCCGGTGCAGCGCCTCCAGCAGCGTGCGGTCTTCGAGCACGGTGGTCTTCGGACCCTGCCACGGGATGAACCGGAAGTCGTCGGGGCCGACGCTCTCGCCCGTCTCGATGTTCACCGCGCCCAGCAGGTACAGGTCATCGGCGTCGCGGTAGTCCACGACGATCCTGTTGCCGGGGTAGATGATCTCGAACAGCATCGTCCAGCCCTCGGGCACCGGGAACTCGTTGTAGCGCCGCTTGTGCCACAGGAACGACGCGCGCACCGCCTGCTCGCTGGTGAACGAGCCACGGGTGGCGATCGAGTAGCCCTGCGGCGTCGGGTACAGGATGCCCAGCGAGCCGTCGAGCTTGTCGGTGGTCTGCACCTCGGCGGTCAGGTCGAGCATCTTGTGGGTGGGCAGGGACGCCGGGTGCAGCGCGCTGTGGTCGCTGTCGTCGTACTCGCCGTAGTTGAAGAACTTCGGGAACGGCCGAGCGATCACCTCGCCGGTCAGGATGTCGGTGATCAGGCCCCGGCACTGGGTCGTGACATCGGTCCACGCCTTGTTCCACATGGCCTGCTCGGTGTAATTCCAGATCGTGTAGGGCAGCGTCGGGTGAGACTGCGCCCGGACGTGCTTCTCCTCTATCGCCTTTTTCAGGTCGCTCAGGCTGAACAGGTCGGACTGCTTCATTCCAGATCCTCCAGAAGTTGGCGTGGAGCTGGCCGCCGCAGGGCTCGCAGACGTTCGGGAAGCTACCCTGCTCCGCCACCATATCCACGGTTGTGTCGCACATTGTGCACGTTACGGCCCTGCGGATGTAGTCCTCGGGCTTGACGCGTGCGCCCACTAGTTGATGAGGCCGCTGAGCAGGAACTGCCCGAGCAGCCAGAGCAGCCAGATGAGGCAGGCCGATGCGAGGATGGACGCGCACGCGGCGATGATCCACGCGAAGGCGACGAAAATGAAGACGAGACAGCCCATGATTACCCCTTGAGGTGTTCGTAGACGGACTTTGCAACGTATGCAGCAAGCTTCACGGGCACGGCATTCCCGATCTGCTTAACTTGCTGCGTGCGCGAGCCCGCGAACCGGTAGTCATCCGGAAAGGTCTGGATTCTGGCCAGTTCCCTGACCGTCAGGTAGCGAATGCTGCCGTCATCCAGCTCGACCACGCCCTCGCCGCCGGGCATGCCGTGAACTCCGGCCTTGACGGTCTTGGCAGGCTCGTCGAGCACGTTGGGCGTATGGCCGCGATAGACGCTCGCGCCCGGCACGAACACGTGGTCGTGGTACTCACGCGCGGCGTCAGTACGCGGGTCCGGCATGTGGCCGATGGCCTCGCGCAGCGTCCACAGGTGGTTGAACGCGCCGAAGTGGTACTGGTAGTCGAACTTCCAGTCGATCCCCAGGTCGTGGCGGAACCCGACGATGAACACGCGCTTGCGATGCTGCGGCACGCCGTAGTTCATGGCGTCCACTGCGATGTGCTTCACGTCGTAATGAAGCTTGGGAGCGCCGCCTGCGTACCGGACGGCCCTAGCGTGCGACTCCCACGGCTCGTCGCCCCAGCGCCGCACAGTAGGGCTCTTGAGCGCGTTCATGAGGTAGCCGAAGTACTGGCGGAACTGCGGCCGGAGAATGCCCTGCACGTTCTCGATGATGAACGCCTGAGGGAGCACCTCGCCCAGCACGCGGACGAACTCGGGCCACAGGTTGCGCGAGTCCTCGATCCCCTTGGCCAGTCCGCCCCTCGACCATGGCTGGCACGGGATGCCGCCGCTCAGGAGCGCGATGTCGGTCTGAAGATCCTTGAAGCTGACCTCTCGGACATCGCGGTCCTCGATCAGCGGGCCGTCATGCCCGAACAGCCGGTGGTTCGTCCGCAGCGTGCGGGCGCAGTACTTATCGTTCTCGACGTAGATGAACGGGTCGAACCCCGCCTGCGTGCAGCCGAGCCCGAGCCCGCCCGCGCCCGCGAACAGCTCGATGTGCTTCACTCAGTCCACTTCCCATTCGTCCCAGGAAGCCTCGACCAGGTTGTCGGCCTTGTCGATGGCGTCCTGCTCATTGCCGAACACGCCCACGATCTCGTCGTGTCCGCAGCAGCCGGTCTGGGTCACGATCCACACGCGCTGCTTCACGCGCCCAGTTCCTTCGGTCGTGACGGAATGGACATCTTCGGCGGCGGCCAGCCCTTGGGCCGGATGACGTTGACCGGAGCGCCGGCGAACATCTCCATGACTTCCTCTTCCGGGTACCCGGCGATGCCGCAGCCGACCTTGGTCAGCAGGAACGTCAGGTCGTGGGACAGCTCGGCGTAGCCGATGAACCGGTCCACGGCCTCGGCCATGAGCGAGGTGCCGTTCATGGTCGGCAGCGCGTACGCCTGCCCGGACAATCCCTCGGCGACGCCGCCGCGCAGCCCGAAGTGCAGGTGCGCGTACAGGGCAGCGCCCGCGCCGTGGTAGCCGTACTCGTTCGTGCCGACGACGATGACCTGGCCGGGCAGTAGTTTGTGGATGAAGTCGTTCATGCCTTTTTGTCTCCGTGTCGGTAGGGACGCGTCCAGTTGACGGTCATCTTGAGGTCGAATGCCTTGAGCAGGTCAACGCCGTAGCCCCGGCAGACGAACTCCAGGGCGTAGTAGACCTCGGCGAGCGCCTTGCGGATCTCGGATCCGGCGGTGTCCTCGAAGCCCAGCCCGTGCTTGCGGTACGCCTCGATCGCCTTGACGATCGGCGAGATGAGCAGCCACAGGTCAGAGTCGATGCACGATCCGGATTCGAAACTCCCGAACCGGTAGATGTCTACCGCAGTGGACAGGTCGAAATGATAACGCGCCGCGTCATCAAGCAAGCGGATGTAGACGTCCGCCATCTCGGCCTTGAAGTCGTGCGTGACGCCCACTTCCTCGTACGCGTGCTTGGCCTCGTCGATCTCGGTGACGAGCATCCCCATCGCCTGGATGAACGGCACCGGCTCGTCGTACCAGCCCTTGGCCTTGTTCAGGTCGTAGACGCGCGCCTGATGGTTGTGGATGTCCAGGTGAGAGAGTTCACGTGGCACTGTCGGCCTCCCTGATGAGCAGCTTCTCGGCTGCGTCCACGATCGCCTTGAACTTGGGGATGTTGTTGGAGCCGGCGTACCAGCGGAACTCCGGGTCCTCGGGCCACTCGCGGAACTCGGCGATGTCCTTCGCGGTGTACCCCAGGTCGCCGATGGGCGTGATCGAGCCCCGGCGCACGTAGTACAGCATGTACTCGCGGTTGCGGTAGCTGCGCTCCATCCCCACCGGGCACAGCTCGTAGCCCACGCGGTCGATGCTGTAGTTCGTGTCGGGGTCGCGGCCCATCGCGCGCAGCATGTCCGCGTCTGCGATGGAGGTGATCACGTAGTCGCCGTGGTGGTCCGGGTGAGAGCCGTGGTACTGCACCTTCGTGCCGACCGGCAGCGGGGACTTGGGGTGCAGCGGGGTCTTGATCGGGTCCGGCATGCTTAGCCAATCGTCTTGAGCGGGTCGTAGCCCGTCGCCATCTTGTTCAGTCCGTAGGCAGCGAGCATAGCCGATGTGATGGGCGTGATATCCGACTCGCTGTCGCGGCGACTGAAGGTCTTACCTCCGTCCCCGACGACTCGCGTGTCAGCGTGGCCCACCGCATGCCACAGGGTCGGTGCCTGCACCTTGCCGAAATGCCAGAGCTTCTGGCCCCTCACCTGCTGCATGAACCAGGCGTAAGCCGCTGCCTCGTCCTGGGTTCCGATCTCTATAAGCCGATCGCGCCACAGTTTCTTCCCGTCCTCGATCAGCGCGGCGGCCGGCCCGTTCTTGGGGACGCAGATGCACACCGGGTGATTGCGCTTGTAGATCTGGTCCATCTTGTCCATGAGCCAGTCCGAGCCCATGCGCGAGCAGTCCTTCGGGACCTCCAGCACGATCCTGCCCTCAGGGTGCTTCCAGGCGGCGCAGATGGTCGCGCTCCGGCCGTCCTCGTCGATGTCGAACGCGAACGCGATGGGCTGGCAGGGCTTGCCCGGATCCTCGTTCGTGAGGTTCTGCCAGGCGTCCTCGCTGATAGCCGACCAGGCAGCGTCCTCAGACGGCCAGCGGCCGACCGACAGGCGCTCTTTATCGAACTCCTCGTCGGGGAGGTTCATGAACTCTTCGTCGCGGGTGTACTGGTAGGTCAGCCGGTAGTTGAGGCCGGGGTTGGCCTTGGCCCATGACCGCGGGTCGTCCCTGTCGTCGTGCTTGGTGCAGACGATGAAGTAGTTGGTGCGCCGTCCGTTGATCAGGTCGCGCGGGCAGGAGTCGAGGTGCGGGTTGACCGACCACTCGGCCCCGAACATCTTCTTGTCGTCCTTGAGGATGCGCGTGCGCAGCTTGCCCGCCTGCTCGCTCTCCTCGGTGCCCGCCGACCCCATGTAGATGACCTGCGGACCCGGAACCCGCGTGGCTCGCGCGGACATGGCAGGCAGCGACGCGGCGAGCTGGTCGCTGGTGAGGTACATGTCCTCGTCGTAGACGATGGTGTCGCCAGTGAAGCCTCGGCCAGAGCCCTTGGACCGCGCCAGGAACACCAGCACGGGCGCTACCTTGCGCCGGATCTCCTTGCCGCCCGAGCCAAAGATCAGCGTGGCCTGCGGCTTGAGTTCGATGGCGTGCTCGACGTTGGACGCGGGCATTCGCCGGACGCGGCGCATCAGCGAAGGGTAGTGGCTGAGCGTTTCCTTGAGGCGGTTGAAGTGCACCACGGCGGTCTTGTATTCGTGCGCGGTGTGCACGATGACCTCTTCGCCGGTCACGAACAGGCCGCCCAGCTCGCGCACTTCGAGGATCGTGCCCTTGCCGTTCTGGCGGCTCACGATCAGCTTGTTCGTACCGGATGCCCAGCGCCCGGACGGCTTGAGCCCGAGGATGTTCCGCAGCGACCAGTCCTGCCACGGGTCCATCTCGTAACCGTGCGCCTCAGCCCACGGCAGCACCTCGGCGGACGCGTACTCGCCGCAGCCCGTGTCGTGGACGTCCGACGCGCATGACCGGCAGCCGTCCACGGGCTCTATATGGCGGTCGGGCACGGTGAAGAAGCGCGGGTCCTGCTGGCCTAGAAGCTCACCCTGGAGAATGGACCCGTCAGGGAGGATTACCGGCTCGTCGTCAATCACCGGGCACCACGGCAGTCAGCCGCAGCTCCTGCATCGTTTTAATCGCGGCGCGAGCGAGCTTAGTCGCTATAGCGTCCGACAGCAGCAGCGGCGACTCAAGCACCAGCGCGGTCGCTACCGCCTCTTCAACTTCGGCCCAGGTCACACAGCTATTCTAGCGGGGGAAGTTCACCACGCCTGCACCAGCTACCAGTTTCGACATCCCAGTAATGCTGCTCGCGGAACTCGATCCACTCGTACACATGAATGGCGGACTCGGCTTGGCTGCGTCCCCGGCCCGGCCCGGTGCACAGGCCGCCGTTGATAGGCAGGGTGCCGAGCGCCACGCTCCAGTACCAGTCGGTCAGCTCGTGGTAGTCGGGGCTGCGGAAGTCGCAGTCGGGGATCTGCCGCACATTGATGGTGTAGGCCGACAGCGGCCGGAAGGTCGGGCCGTTACGGCGTACGCGGAACTCTTCCCATGGCGACACCCAGTCGCTTTGTGGCATACCAACTCCAAATGAAAGAGACGGTGGCAACGGGAACTATCACGAGCGCGACGATCTTCCCGACCTTCTGCCAGCTATGCCGGACTTGCAGGCGGCGGGCGAGGGGGTGCAGCGGAGTGCTGATGGGCCATCTAGCGTCTGACACGTAGGCTCCCGAGAGCGAGTGCGAGACTCACGGCGATCCTGCCTGCCATGAGCCCGGCCAGCGCAGCGACTGCGGAGAGGCCGAAGAATGTCTGGTGCGTAACTATGTCGAGCGTAGACGCGAACAGGAGCGCGCAAAACACGTAGTCGCAGGTTTTCCGGATCCAGCTTCGGCGCTTCTTCTGGGTCACCGCCATGTCGCGCCACATCTGGTCTTCCCTGCATTGCATTTCGAACGCCTTGGGGTGCAGCGGGGTGACTATCCCTTCGCGGTGCAGCGCACATGCACGAAGCCGCGCTCGTCGGTTCCGAGGATCTGCCACGTAGCGTAGCCGTTCCATCTGGCCCATATGTCCATGCACTCGAAGTCCTCCACCAGGAACAGGCTTAGCTGCTCGATGTAGTCGCCGGGAGCCTTGACCAGGTATTCGACGGGCTTGGCGGGCTTGCGTCCGTCGAGTCGGAAACGAGCCTGGGCACAGGCGTTGAGGGTGCGGCCGGGCAGCCACTTGGCAAGTTCAATTGGCGGCATGAGGGGGTGATCACGAATGAACGACAGCTCCTGCTCTGTCCACCCGGCGTTGCGGTACTTGGCAGCGGTCACGGGCTTAGCTGCTTGGTCGTGACCTGGAAGAGGCAGACGCCGCCGACCATGCTGTCCTTGACCAGCTTGCGGAAGGTGTAGCGGATGACCGGCCGCTTGGCCCCGTCATTGGGCCGGTGGGGCGCGAAGCCGCTGGGCGGCGGGATCGGGTGGCCGCGTTCCATGACGAACTTCTTCGCCGAGTGCATGCGCAGCAGCTCGACCAGCTTCCAGCCGTACAGCGGCGAGTTGATCTTGTTGTCGTCCATCCACTGGACGAAGTCCCTTGCGCTCATCCAGTCGGTCTTCTCAGCGGCCACTGCACTTCCTCCAGAGTTGATTGATCGGGTCGCGCTCGGGCGGGACGAGCCCGAAGAGGTGCGCGGTGAGGACGGCCCAGCCGGCGATGATGACCGGCCGGCCGATCTTGCTCCTGCTCGCGGTGCGGAAAGCGTCGCTCATCGTCCTGCTGCCGGTGATGTCGGCCGCCGCGACGATGATCGCGAGCGCTACCCAGCCGTACTCCGGGTGGTCGTGCCGCCACCAGGAGCGGACGGCTCCAACTGGCAGATCGGACAGGGCGTCGAGGCACAGTCGATCTTGTGAAAGGTCATCGGCGAGGATTCGTACGTCGAGCCCTCGGCTAGCGCGCCGCATGTACATATGTTCGACTCCTGTCCGAACACCCACTTGTTTTCGAACACACCGTGACCATCGACAATGATGCAGCCATGCTCGGTCGGCGCGTACTCGTCCAGCTCATCTTCCATGGTCGCTCCAACATCGTCAGTAGCCGTTCTGTTCCCGGTTCCGACGCTCGCGCTGCTTGCGAGCCATGTCCGTTGCGTCATCGTCCTCGTCCGGCGGGTACATGTCGCGCAGGGTCAGGAGGTTGATGCGGATTTCCTTGGTGTACTGCGACACCTCGCGCGGGCTGACGATGTAGCCCATGTCGAGCTGGTGGGCCATGAAGATGATCGCCTTGGCGATGGTGGAGTCCTGCACCTCGTCGGGAAACGCGGTCAGATCTTTGAGAGCCGCCTCTTCGAGGCCGCCGGACACGACGTCATCGGGCGTGTTCTCGGCGACCAGGCCGCAGGCAGCGCAGAGCCAAGCGCCACGGGCGTTGAAGATCTGGTCGCCCTCTTTGATCGGCCCCTTGCAGTTCGAGCACTTACCCGCCCGCTTGGCCTCGATCCACTTCCCGGTCGCCATCGGCCATCCCCTCTGCCAGCATCTCCTCAATGATATCCGGAAGCTTGGTGGCAAGCTCGAACGCCTCATTGATGGAAAAGCAACGGGACCAGCCGTACTTCCGCTTCTCGGTTACGCGGATGTGATGCTCGAACCGCTCGATGTCGTAAAAATCGTTCATCCGTGGCAATCGCAGAAGAACCCGCCATCGTCCGGCTCGTCGTCAACGAGCGGCATTGACACGCGCGGCCACGCGGTAAGCGGCGACACCAGGCTGCTCAAGCTCCACAGCTCGGGCGAGTTCCAGCACTTGAGGAAGACGTCATACTCCCACACTGGCAGCCCGAGCGCATGGTGGCAAGCAACCTCGCTCTTAGCCCCGGTGGACTCCATCCAGTCCGGGCCGACGATCATGCCGGTGCTGTGGGTGGCGATCCACGTCCAGTCGTCGCGCAGCGCGGTACGGCGGTTGAACCCGCCGGCCTCGGACTCCTCGACACTGCCATGCACGCATCGCATCGGGTCGAAGCCCAGCGCGCTGCGGTCATGCTCGGCCGGGTTGAACGTCTGGATGACGGTGGGGATCTTGAGCAGCTCGCGGTCGGCCATGTCGAACCACGGCGTGTTGAAGTACGGGATCCCGACCATCTTGTTGCCGATGTACAGGCGGTGACTCATTGCTGTGCCCTGTCCTTTACTTCGAGACGACGCAGGAGCGCCCATGCCCTCTTGCGCAGGTCTGGCCGGTCCGAGTGCACGAGAATGTGCCCGGCGTAATCCAGCGAGGCTTCCCGCTGGTCCTGGGTACCGTCGATCGCCCACTGCTCGGCCTGCTTGAGCTTCTCGGCTTCATCGTCTAGCCCCATTTCGCGAACCCCGTCCGCTGGCAGGTTGAGGCGCACGAGCCGCCGGGGCAGTAGGCGTGCTCCATGCCAGGGCGGGTGCAGTGGGCGGGCATGGTCAGCGGTTCCTTGGCCGCCGCCCGCAGTGCAGCGACGGCCTGCTCGTCGGTGATGTTCTCCGGCGTGATCTCCTGCCTGACCTCGCTGCCCTGGAGGTTGCGACGGGTCAGCTCGACCGCGTTGATGTTCCACACGATGGCCGCCGCGTGGTCCTCGCCGTCCTGCACGTTGAAGTAGAAGTTCATGAAGTGCCGCCACAGCGCATCCTCATGATGGGCCAGCGTGTCCGCGCTCTTGGAGTTCTCCCAGTTGCGGTCGCCGTACTTTTCCGCTCCGCGGGTGTACAGGTCGGCCACGCGCACGATGAGCTGCTGCGCCATCGGCACGCCCTTGGGGAACATCAGCGAAAACAGCCGCTTGCCCTTCTGGGTGTCTCGCTGCACGCCGTCGCTGTGGACCGCCTTTTCACCCGAGTCCTTGGTGACGTACTCGTCGTCCTCCGGTCCGCCCCACATCAGCAGCTCCCTTCCCGCACAGATTCGGCGTAAGTCCAGTCGTCGGCCGCTTCCCTGACCCAGGGAGCCAGCCCATCGTATGCGCTGGTCGGCAGTCGTGTGATCAGGCCGAGGATGGCGTCCCGAATGGCCTCTCGCTGGGGATGCTGGAGGAAAAAGTCGTCCCGGTTGAACCTCGCCCAGTTCTCGTTCGCCGTGATGATGTCGTAGATGTACAGGACCCAGTACTCGCCCGGACCGCCGCTGACCGTGTTGAAATCGACCTCGATGCCCGCGCTGACAGGGATCTTGACCGGCTCGGGCTTGGGGGCGTGTTCTTCCTTCGCACGAGCCCTTTTTAGCTCCGAAATCCGGTCATTTAGGTACCAGACGGCCTTTTCGAGGTCCTCGATCGTGTCGCCCTTCTTGCCGGCCCGCCAACAGTACTTGACGGCGTTGCCGGTGTCGAAGTCCATGTGCCGCACGATGTCGATGCACTCGATCGGGGTTCCGCAGGACTCATGGATGTAGGAGCTGTGATAGTGGCTCGGATGGTTCACTGGGTCGCTCATGCGGCCATCTTAGGGCCAAAAGTGGACCTGTAGGGAGTCGAACCCTAGTCTCACGAGCGTCCGCAAGCGGATTTACCCCGATCGATGCCGGTCAGGCCCAAGCGCTGCCAGGAGCGGCCTCCGTGTCGGGGTTCTCACCCGAAAGGGCATAAGTACCGCTCGCTGGCATGACCTTCATCGTACCCGACGATACGCGCTCCCGTACGCCTGCTTGCACTCCGGCGTGCGCTGGCAGTGCCCTGTCTTATTGTTCGCGTAGAGCACGCCACCGCAGGTCCCACAACAACGTTTCGGCTTCGGTGCAGCCTTCTCGCGCTTGGGTGTCGGCCTACCCTTGAGCGGCGGTTCTAGCCCTTGGCGAATCCAATATAGGTCACGCTGGTAGCGCCTGTTGGCCTCGACGGCGTGATCCGCCGAGCAGTACGCTCGGTTGCCGTCAGCGAGGAACCCGTTGACACATTCGTTGAGCCCGCAAAGCCTCCAAAGCTTGGGAGGCTTCGGCGGCTTAGCCTCTCGCACCAACCGGGGAGGTAGCGCACGGATCTGCTCGTCGGTCAGCATCAGCTCTGGATGCGTCTGCATGAACAGGCGCTCGCCCACCGATAGCTTGTTGTTACGCCCCATGTTGCACGAAGCGTGAGCCGCTCGCTTATTGAGCGCTACGTCCGCGCCACCACGGCTGAACGGGATGATGTGGTCGATATTTGGAGCCAAACAGGCGGTTTTGGGGGCCTTGCGGTCGATCGGAACCCCCGGATGCTTGCACCAGGAGCCTAGCTGGCACATCCAGTCATCACGCTCGTAAATCTCCCGGTCAGGCACGCCGTCCCATGTCTTGTACCGCAGGCGCTTAGTACGGTTCTGGTTCCGGACACGCTGCGTCTTGCTGGGCTCGTGTTCGGCGCAGAACTTACGATTACGGCCGAGGGCCTGTCCTTCACAGCCCGATTTAGCGCATTTTGGCCGGTTGGAGGCAGCTTCGACCCCTCTGAGCCGCCCACTGACCTCCCTGAGCTGCTTCCGGCACGCATGGCACAGCGGATGTTCGGCTGAACGCGGCTGGATGTGCATCGCGCGCCCGCAGCCGCCAGAGCACGGTCGAAACGTCGGCATGAGATGGGAGTTTACCCGCTTCGCAGAACTGGCCAGAAGTCCGAGTAAGTTCACAAAACTGGCTCAATCCTCGAAGAATCCGCGAGTTCTTACAGGAACCGGATCGGTCGGATCGCGCCGATTTAGCCCCTGCCAGAGTCGGGCGCACCGCCTCGAACAGAATTCGGCCTGGACGCCCCGGTTCCGTGTCCTGAACGGTTTATGGCACCAGCGGCACGTTAGAAGTGCGGAACGGTACCGGCAGGCTCGACAAATCGGCCGATCGGCCCGAAAAGTGCCCATTTTGAGCCGTTTTCCGCACCCCCCAGCACAGTCTCGTATCCAGCGCGTGTCCACGACCCGATCCTACACGTCTGCACGGCACACCTGTCAAGACCGGAACGCAGTTCCGTTTAGGCGCATTTCCGCAGCTCAAGTGCTACGCGGATGTAGCACCTCCTGGGGTTTTTGAGTCCGGGGCAGGAGATCGGTCAC